GTCGGTTAAAACACTGTATGCTGAGGAAGGTGCCTACCTATCCCCAACGGCGGTGCATGAAGCCGACACCCCGGCCACCCAATCCCACTCGAAAGAGGCGATGGATGGTCAAGGCAAGTCTGCTAGCATGGGGTCAGCGCCGTCCGGATTAGCCGGACGGGGGACCACTATGGGTGGACTGAGGAAGAGGAGGGGGAGACGTCCCGCGGTATCCGCAATTGGCGGGCGATCCGAGCAAGCATTGCTTGCTTGGGACGCTGCAGCCGCGGCCATCGCGGGGGTCCCCCTCACCTCTACGGAGATCAAGCGTGAAATGCTGGTATGGTACCAGCATGTAAGGAGAAAGCTCGAGGTCTTAGACAAGACAAGAGGAACGGAATTCATGATAGCCGATCTAAAAGGCTTTTCATCGAGTGCTCGGATCGCTTGGGTGTTACACCGCAAGCAACCAAACCACTGGATCTGGAAATCTTGTCCCAGTCGGACCCGGAGGTCCGAGTCAGCCTGGGCGCAGGCGTCCTATCTGGGACGTGCGCTCCCGGTTGGTTCAGACCGGCAGGTCGAACAGGCCCTGTCCCGCCATCAGCGGGATCTGGCCAATGAGTTCCATACTGACCCCCAGTTGCTGGTTTCGTTGAGCAACTGGGTCCGCGATTGGGCCCATCGGTACCTCCCCAAGGTTCCGTCTATCGCACACAGCATGCAGCTCCTCAGCGGGAGCTCTGCTACGTATGCGAAGACGAGAGCCCAGGGGGGGCTGACGGCCGACATCGCCGAGCTCCTCGAGTTGGCTGACCCGATCGAGGCGGAGTGTCCGGATGAGATGCCAAAGCAATGGCACATAATCCTTTCGGAACTCCGGCTGGTCGGGGCAGCGCTCAAGGATGTTTGGCCGCCCGTGCCTCGTGCACGGGTGGCCACCGTCCTCGAACGGGGGCACAAGGTACGTATCGTGACCGCAACAGAGCGGCACGTGTTGGTACTTGCGCACCTTGCTCGGCGAAGGCTGATGATTGGGCTGCGGAAGTGGCCCATGACTCGGTCATCTCTTGAGTCAAACCCGAGGGAGATAGTGCGAGAACTAGAAGGGTGTGTGGGCGAGGTGGTTTCGTCCGATTTGCGTGCAGCCTCGGACCTCATCCCGTTGGACGTCGCGAAAGCGATGGTCGACGGTCTTGAGGCTTCGGGGCGCATGCTACCGGCCGAACTCCATGGACTCCGTCTAGCGACGGGGCCCCAGGAGGCCACCTGGCCCAACGGGCAGACCGAGACGACCCGGCGCGGTATCCTGATGGGATCACCGACGACTTGGGCGCTCTTGAATCTCTACCACGGGTGGGCTTTTGCTGGAGCCAACCCGACCCTTCTAGGCACCAGGATGAGGGAGCCCCCGCCAAATGCGCGCATTTGCGGGGACGACCTCATCGCGGTGTGCCTGCCGTGGCAACGCGAGCGGTACGAGCAGAGGTTGCTGCGTACCGGTGCGGAGTTTTCGGCAGGGAAGCACTTCGTTTCTCCGAACCGTGGAGTGTTCTTAGAAGTACTGTGGACATTGACTGGCAAGAAGGAGTTCCATGTGGATGGGCAGATACCCATCTACCGGACTCTTTCTCGGCGCGGTGGAAAGAGGGCGCGGGTGCGGTTCATGGTGAACCGAACCCGAGCATTGCGTGTGTCGTCAGCCCGGCCCCACCACTCGATCCCCCTTCGGGGACTAGTGGTGGGTGACCTTCCATTTGATCGGGGAGCGGATGTTTCCGCACCCGATTGGTGGCTTGCTGGGAATAGTGAAACGGCCTATGCCGAGCACTTTCCCCGCAGGACGATCCACGCTGTTGCCCGGACGCTTCGGCCTCACTTACCTAGTGAGTTCGAGCGGGCGGGTATCCCCCCTTTCCTGCCGCGCGTTCTTGGTGGTGCGGGTCTCATCCCGCCCAACAAGAACTGGCGTGCCAGTCCAGGTCATCGTAAGGCGTTGGCGACCCTCTTGTATGGGAACGACCCTAAAAAGCTCGTTACCTTCGAGAGGGCTTGGGGAGACTCGAAGCCAGGTCCTTGGCGCCAGATGGTGCTCGAGGACGTGGACAAGTGTCTCTCTGCCTTCGAGCTTCGCACCGGGGAGGCCCTAGGCCCCCCGGACTGGGTTCCCCTCGGGGACCCGGAGGGTGTGCGGGACCGCGTGGCCATCACTATGACCCGCGGGTACGAGCTGATGCTCGGGCCAGATGAGTCTGGCCACAAGTACCCCGCGCTCCGCGACGTTGCAGATCGCATCGATCGTGTACGCAAAACCCTACTGTCCGGCTGGCAGAGTGCCGAGCCGGTTGCGAAGCCCTTACCTGAACTGATGTCTGCCTGGAGGGAACTGCGCTCAACACTTACAGTGTGGGTGCCTGAGTTCCTTCCAGACTACGATAACACTCCTGGTTCATACGTCAGATATAACGAATATCTGGCGGAAAAGCTTGATTCTCC